ATGCGCGACGCAGCGCAGGAGCGGCGAGAGACCTTTGTTCCCTCTGACAATCTCCTGTTCTACGAGTTCGAATATGGCTTGCGCCATTTCGACCGCCCCCCGGGCATCATCTTCCATGTCGAAAAGCACCGCTCGATTTCCCGAGGATTGAGTGTTGGGAGAGCCGGCGCGGTGTTTCAGCGCCGCGTCGGCTCGTCGATCAGGCCGCTTCGACCGCAGGGTCGCGTTTGATCGCGGTGTAAGTGAAGAACTCACCCTGTCGCTCGTCGGCAAACATGGAAGGCGTCGTGGGCATGCCCAGCTTGAACCAGAGTTCGCGGGCCGACTGGCAGCCGAACGTCTGCCGAGCTTCCGTCACCAGCGAACGCTTGGTCTGCATCGGCTCTTCGGTGTTCGGCGTTCCCTCAATCGTATCCCGGCGCTCCGACTGCGAACGGCCGTAGAAGTGCTTGTAGAGCACCGCATAGCATTCGCGCTGGTAGAGCAGCACCTTGTCCCGCACCTCGGCGTTCGGGATGCGGCCCGTGTCGATAGTCAGCAGCCAACCATTGACCAGTTCGAGCTTGATGCTGACCGCCTCTTGGTCGCCGCCACGCCCGAAGGGTATGGGCATGACGACCATACCTTCGGCCAAGATAGGGTTGCGTTTGACGCGCTGGAGCTGGCCAGACCAGTCCATGCCCATGCTCTCGACGATGGGCTTAAGCGCCACGAAGGTGCCGTCGTCGTTCTCGAAGCCGTAGAGTTGGTCTCCACGGAAATTGACGGTAATGATCTGTCCCATCCGATGGTCTCCTTACGACCGTTGGTAGATGGAGCCGCCTGCCAGGGCGGTTTGGTTCAGAGCAGCGGCGGGGGCTTCACCCTGCAAGGTCTCCCCCGTCGCTGCCATACGCTCACGAAGAGCGAAGCTGACCTCTGCCGTCATCGACCTGAGGTTGCGCGCGGCCGAGGCCGAGATCCAAGCTTTGATGTCAGGCGCGAGCCTCAATCTGAAATGCGAGTCTTCTCTGGACATTGATTCTCCTATGACGCATCGTGCGTCAACCAACAGACGCAGCATGCGTCATCGCGGTCAAGCAGAATCTGCGTCATAGGTGCGTCATGGCCGCTGATGATCCACACTTTCGACTTCGCCTGCCCGCCGATCTGCGGGACAGGATCAGAGACGCGTCCGACCAAAACCGGCGGTCGATCAACGCAGAAATCGTTGCGCGGCTTGAAGCCAGCTTCAGCTTGGACGAGGCGAGCACGACTTACGCCATGCTTGACCGAGGTGAGGACGGTCTCGGTCAGCGGCTGGAAGAGCTATCCCAGATGGTGCGGGAGATCACGAATGCGACCCGACTGGCTCGTCGGATGACCGAGCCCGTCGAGTTGACATCTCAATATGGCTTCATCCGCGACGACAACGATCACACGATCAAGCCGCCGCCGGAGTGGGCCGTCTCTCTGACACGCGAAGAACTGCACCACCTCAGAGACGACGAACGAGAAGCCGAAGGAAAGCCTCGCAGGTTTGGCCCTCGCCCCACCGGCGAGGCAGGGAAGCGTCTTGATTTCCTTCGCGAGCGGTTGATCGAACGGCGGAAGGAATTGGAGATCCAGCGCCTGCTTCAGACTAGCTCCTAACTCGACTCGCTAACCTTTGGTGGTAATATCCCCTCAAGGATCCGCCACGAGATCAAATTGCCGTCGTGCCTACCTGGGGGAATCAATGAAGCTTGTCGTTTTGGCCGCCGTTGCGATGGCGATGGCAGGGTGTGTCTCAAGGCAGGCGGAGGTGCAGAAACAGATCGCGGCCGATAAGGAGATATGCCGGTCGCAAACCTTCCCTACCAAGGTAGCCTTTGCTCGTTGCATCAACAGCGCCGAACAGAAGATGTCCGCCGTCTACGACAAGCCTGACCTACTCCAATTGCGACTGGCGTCCCGCCTTGCCATCGCTGAAAAGCAGGACAAGGGGCAAATATCCGATGCTCAGGCCGAACTGGAGTTCGCTCAGGTCGGCGCGCAAATCGGCACCCAGGAGGCCACTCGAAACAGTAACGCAGAGATGGCATCTGCTGCTTCGGCTGCGGCATCCCCTCGTCGGGTCACATGCAGTCGCATCGGAAATAGCGTAACCTGCTTTTAATGCTCTGCTGCGGCGGCGTCTTGAAGCACGCTCACTAGTCGCTCACGACGAAGATATCAGCCATGTCAGCGTCCTCCCGCATGCCCTTGTAGGAAGCATGCCGCAACTTCCCGTCATTAGTCCAAGCGCGGAACTGTATCTCGACGGGTATCATGGGCGTCACCCAACGAACGTTCGACCGCTTAAGAGGTATTGCCGGCTTCGGAATGATGAAACCGTCCAGTAGCTTTCGAATTGCCGTTGCGGCTTTTTGACCAAAGCCCGTACCCACGCCGCCCACATAAACAAGATCGGTGCTCCCTTTGCGCGCTGCCAGCAGCAGCCGACCTAGTCCACCGAGAGCTGAGGCCGAGAACTCGTAGCCGATCACTACGAACGTCTCCGACTGGACGCACTTGATCTTGAGCCATTCGCCGCCCCGGCCAGCGCGATAGGGTGCATCCAGCCGCTTCGCGATGATCCCCTCAAGGCCCATCTCGCAGGCGAGCTTCAGGAACGGCGCGCCCTCTGCATCGACTTCCTCGCTGAGGCGGATGGAACTGTGCTGCTTGCCGATCAAGTCGATCAGCAAGCGCCGCCGTTCGGACAGGGGAAGCGCCCGCAGATCGCGGCCATCGAGATAGAGCAGATCGAAGGCGTAGAGCAGCGCCCCTGCGGCAGAGCGCTTGCCGCCGCGTCCTCCAAGGGCCTGCTGCAAGGCGCCGAAATCGGAGGCGCCACGTTCGTCGAGGACCACGGCCTCGCCGTCGATGATGGCGCTGTCGACGCCCAACTCGCGGATATCGTGAGCGATGGTCGGGAACCGCAGCGTCCAGTCAAAACCACCCCTGGTCAGTATCCGGACCCTCCGGCCGGGGTCGACATGAACAGCAAGGCGATAGCCGTCCCATTTCACCTCATAGGCCCATTGATCTCCAACCGGTGGCTTGGATGCCAGGAGCGCCAGGCAGGGCTCGACACGGTCAGGCATGGGGTCAAGAGTCAGCGCGCGTTGGCGTGCATCCCGGCGCTTCGGAAGCGGACTTCTGGCAATCTCGGCCACGGGACCCGAGCGCAAAACGCGACGCGCGCACATAACACAACTCCGACACACACGAGTCGAAACGGCGGCGTCGGTGAATCGTTCCAGCCAATAAAAAGGCCCCGCCAGCGGGTGCTGACGAGGCCAATTGAACGCAGTTTTGGTGTAGGTCGTCAGGCTGCTAGGCTGGTATTAGTCAGCAAGGATCACGGCGCATGTGCGGACGCTTTAGCCAAGCCTATTCGTGGGAGGAGATTGTCGCCTTCAGCCAGCCGCTGACGGTGCCTGCTGATCGGCCCAACCTGCGCGCGCGCTACAACATCGCACCGACGACGGATGTGGATATTATCCTGAACACCGAGACGGGCCGCGAGCTGCGCAAGGCCCGGTGGGGTCTTATTCCCGGCTGGCACAGGGGCGGGCTGAAAGACTTCAAGCTCGCCACGTTCAACGCCCGAGTCGAGACGGTCGAGACGAGTGGCACGTTCAAGCAAGCCTATGCCCGCAGACGATGCATCATACCGGCCTCGGGCTTCTTCGAATGGACCGGCGAGAAGAAGGATAAGGTACCTCACTTTTTCTCCGCCGCCGATGGGGATCTGTTGGCGTTTGCTGGCCTGTGGGAGAGCTGGCGCGATCCCGAGACGGGCGAGAACATCACCACCTGCACGATGATTGTCCGCGAGGCCAATGCCTGGACTTCGCAATATCACGACCGCATGCCCTGCATGCTCCTGCGACGGGATTTCGACGCCTGGCTGGATGGTTCGGGCGGCATGGAATTGCTGAAGCAGCCGCCGCGTGAGCTACGGGAATGGATCGTCTCAAAGCGGGTCAACAAGACCGGCGAAGGGGACGACGATCCGAGCACGATCGAGCCGTTCTCGGATGAACTGCCGCTCTAGGGTCACTCGAAATCGTGGAGACCGTTATCTCCCTTGCCCTGGGTGCGCCCATCGATTTCGGCGTTGAACTGGCGATCGGTCAGCAGCAGCGCTGAATTCAAGCTCTCAAGGGCAACGTACACCGTCGAGCCGATTGGGATCTCGCCGCACCAACGGCGAACCTCCGAATGAAACGGCTTTAGCACGGCCTTCATTTCCTCGACCTTGCTTCGTGGCATGCTGCGTTTGCTGCGCTGAACCATCACGGCTCATCCTCGATATCAGGGCGCCTAGCGCCGGCTGAAAACAGACCTCGCAGGAAGCCGCGCGACGAAGCCTGATCGGCGTCGAGCAAAAGCACATTCAAGTCGTGCAGCACGGCCCTGAGGGCCGCGCGCTCGCTGCCGTGTTCGGCAACGAGTTCAGCAATCTCCCACTCCGTTTCATCGGGTTCCGGCTCTGGCTGCGCTGACATACTCGCGTCCTCTTATTGAGAACAAATATGGAACATCAGAGCGCCGACGGGAGTCAAGGCGGGACTGATCGCGTCCAACGCGAAATTGCCGCTGGCCGTTCTGGGTAGCGTGCTCTTTGCGCCACGCCGCCTGACGAACGGGCTGTCAAACCGACTTCGCTCTTGTGACACACCCGCCTCCGCGCAAGCCTGAGGTGGGGGCGCAAAGGAGTTGAGCATGCGAGCGCAATCCGACGTGACTATGAAGCACTGCCACGGCATTCTCATCCGCTCCGCGATCGTGGTTGTGATCGCCGCCGTAACCTTACTGCCTCTGATCAGGTGAGACGGCGCCGAACTTCGACGGCGTCGCAATGGCATCGCGGAACGTTAAACCCGCCACTTGGTTGAGCTGTCGGAGGTGGGCCATGAAAACCAAAATCCGCCAAGATAGAGACGAGCCTGCCCGTAAGCTGTCCTTCGTAATCGAAACGCCCGAGGATTACGCGTTAGCAGTTAGACGAGTGAAGTCGCTCACCAAGGGCACAAAAGACCATGCAGCGCAGCAGGAATTGAACGCGCTTGTGAAGGCGATACAGGCTTGGGAGGAGAAAAAATGACGCAGCAACTTAATCGGCTGCGAATGATCGTGACGGCGCTAGCGCTGACGGCCTAGACACGCGGCAAGGAGATTCCCTGTGCCCGCCCGCGACTTTGCCAACCACCCGCTTGTACGATCTGAATTCACTAACTCGGAAGTCGGTGGTCCTTGGCTCCTTGATAGCCAACCTCCATGGCCATATTCGCCTTGCCGATTTCATCAGCCATGCGATGGTGCCGCTTCCAAAATAAAAGGTGTGTCATGGCAACAGGTACGGTGAAGTGGTTCAACTCGACCAAGGGTTTTGGTTTCATCCAGCCCGATGATGGTGGTCAGGACGCCTTCGTTCACATCAGCGCGGTCGAGCGGGCGGGCTGGCGTGACCTGCAAGAGGGCCAAAAAGTATCCTACGAGATTGTCCAGGACAAAAGGTCGGGCAAGGCCTCGGCAGATAACCTGCGCGCGATCTGAGGGAAAGCCTCGGGCACCAGGCCTTCGCGTAAAATGAGGTCGATCGCCCACTCATAGACGAGGCTCTCGTCGAACGGTTGGGTCCGGTTGGTCAAGGGTGGAGCCGTCGCGTTCTGCCTCTTCTTCCCACGGTGGGGTAGACGCGCGTCATCTGCTGCTGGCGCAGCTGGGTCGATGTAATCACCGGAAACTAAAAAGCAGCCCGGCGCAAAGCGCGGGGCTGCTCACAGGTCATAGTGCTGGGCTTAGAACTTGTAGTTCACGCCGACTCGAAGAAGCCCGGCGCCACCGCCGCCACTGGTCGTCGCGGTATAGACACCAGCCGGAAGGACGCCGCCTGCCGGGTTGACGAAGGCCTGGGTCTTTCTTCCCTCGCCGGTGTCGACGTAAAGACCTTCGACCCTGAAGGTCCAGTTGTTGGTAAAGGCATATTCGACGCCGCCGCCGATGGTCCAGCCAGCGTTGCTCGTCGAGTCTCCGGTGAGCGGGTTGGTGTTGAGGCCACCATAGGCCAGACCGCCCGTGATGTAGATCAAGGTCCGGTCGATGGCGTAGCCCAGGCGGGCGCGAACGGTACCCAAATAGGCGCCATCACCACCACCCCGACCACCCCACCAGCTATAGGGTCCCCAATTTAGATTACCCCCGGTGTCGACATACTGAATGTCGGCCTCGAGGCCGTAAACGATGGCGCCAGACTGCCAGTTATAGCCGATCTGGGCACCGCCGACGAACCGGCCGTCGCTACCGCCACCGCCGAGAGACCCGGACGAGACCGCTGTGGGTCCCGTGACGATAACTCCGCCAGAATCGCCCCATCCCACGCCGGCGTTCAGACCAACATATAGGCCGGTCCACGTGAACACTGGTGCATAGACGATCGGCGGGGGTGCGCGGCTCGGAAGATCGGCCGCAAAGGCCGAGCCTGCCAGGCACATTGCTAGAACAGTAGTGGATACAAGGCCTAAACGCATGTGATCCTCCTCCCATGCACAGTCAGGGGCGCCAACGATTGCATGTGGCATCATTGACGGGAAGTTAACGGCGCTCATTTAGAAAGGAAGCGCGCTGAATATATTTCGGAGTGACATTTCGGGCACCCAGCGCCAAATTTGAGCCCCCCAATAGCGATCTTGGTATGGGCCGATCCCTATCCACGGCCAGACAGAGAAACGGGCCGGCTATCGATCAAGCCGACCTCTGCACATTCTACTGCACCTTGGCCCATGGTCTGTGGAGGCTGACTGACGCGACGATCTTGCTCGCCAGGGTCGTCTCGATATCAAAGCCACTGAGGGCCTTCAAATCGGCTTCGTAGATGCCTGACCAGATGATAGCGGTCGTTTCCCCATCGACCAGGCGGCTTGAAATCCTGAGCTTGCCGTCGCCTTCACGGATTACGCCCTCAAGCATGTACCGTCGGCCAAGTGGGCGATCGATATCGGAAGAGGATACGGAGGAAGCCAAGGCTTTGACAGCCTCGCTGCGAAAAATCCTGAGTTCTTTTGTCGGAGTGAGCTGTGAGAGAATTTCCTCCTCAAGCCCGGCAGCGAAAACCTGCGCTTCGACCTTCCCGCTGAGATTGACGAAGGGCTTCACGACAAGTGCCGGCCCCTCTGGGCTGGCTCGTGTAGTCTTCATCTGTTGGTCCGCCATTGCGAGGAAGGTCACCAACGAGCCGATCGCCAGCGCTAAAGCAAAAGCACCGAGCCAAGGCAGCCTCAGCCAGGTGATCATTCGCGGGCGGGGGTCTGCGGATGGCTGCAGAACGGGAATCCGAGGCTGCTCTGGGCCGCATAGGTCGTTCGACTGCCAGCGAAAGCTGGGCACGTAGCCGCCTTTTGGGATATCGATCACGATCGACGCGCTGCTGCCTGCAAGCAGGTAATAGCGCTCCAACCCCCGCCTGAGCCGTGCCGCCTCGATGCGGACGACGGGATCGTTCGTGACGTCGAAATCGGCTCCCCGGCCGAAAACCTCGACTGCGATTACATATGCTTTGATGCGGTCAGCCCGGCCAGCGAGGGTCTCTTCAACAACAAAGGAGAGAAACGCGCGCACCCTGTCGGGTTCATCAAAATCGCAACTTGCTAAAATGCAATGCAATTGAGCGCGAATATCGTCGTGTGAAATATTTGGAACAGGAGAGGCCGAGGCGTTAGTATTAGCCATAGACTTATCCACGGAAGTATTGTCCGCTCGACCAACCGCCGATACGGTAGCTTGCCCCGATATGACCGTCAACGCCATCCGATCTGCCATGTCGAACCATGCCGCTGACGCAACGTGGGCCCTATGGCAGCCAGGAACGCCCTGAACTGGTGTTGCTAGCAAGTGGAGCCAACTCGCGCTGGCCGCACCGAAGATTGGTTCGCTACCGCGGGATGTTGCCGGTACATCCGCGGCTAGCTTCCTGGCCGGCGGTAGAACGCGTGGCCCGCCCGGCTGGGGGGTGTGGCGAGCCACGCGGCGCCAAGGAGCGCGCCGGGACAACCGTTTGCAGACGCCCTTGTTCCCCTCCGCTCACCAAGTCGTCAGAGGAGAATCCAATGAAGGGCATGCCAGGTCGAAACGGCGGCCCAGGCGTTTCATTCTCCTTGCTATTTTTATCGGTTTCGCGTATATAACTCTGACGTGAGAATAAGGGCCGTGCAGCCCCTCACGTGAAACCCAACCAGAGGTAAGGAAGCCGGACCATGCAATCCAACCCAGCCGAGGCACCATAGCGCGCCAACCCTTGTCGCATCGGGGAGATGCGACATCACAAAGGAACGACACGTAAATAGTGAGGTACAACCGTGAGCCTTTTGAAGCTGTTCGACAGCGACAAGGCCTCGACGATCGCTCTTAACGGGCGGGACATCGCAATTCTTGAAGCTGTCAAGACAAGCCGTGCTGGCGTCTGCACGGCTGACGTCCTAGCAATGATTGAAAAGGAGATAAATAAGGAGATCAGACTAGCAACCGTATACAATACGATACTGGATCTGGAGGCGAAAGGTCTGATTAAGACGAGCGGGTCTTCATCTTCCGATAACGGTGGGCGCCCCAGGCGTCTCTTTTCGATCACACCGACAGGCGAACTCGCTCTGTCGCTTGGCGAAAAGATGGCCAGTGCCCACTTCAATGCAGCTTACGCGTGATGCGCGGCGCGTAAGCTTGTCCACTTAACGACGGCGCCAAGGTTATAAGACTAATGACCGAGACTGAGCCCCCTTCTGAGGGGGAAGGGTCTCTGCCGCTGCATCTTCGGATGGCCATTCGGATCTGTTATCCGAATAGGGCCGAGGCTGAGGGGTACGAGGACTGCGTGTTGCGACTGACCGCAACCACGCTCGCATCGAGGGGCCCGCGGGCTGCCAAGGTGCGAATGTATAAAGAAACTTTCCTCGCATGCGGTCCCACGCTTGCGAGGTTGGCCAAAAAGATTGTGATCTGGCTTATTTTCCGCTGAGAGTGGCAGCTCATAGCGGACCGACAACCGAGGGGGCCTTTCGGGGCCCCCTTTCTTCTGATGGGACTTTATTTGATAATTAATCGCCGTTAGTCAAGCGTCGTGTTTGTCGCAGTGCCCATTCTCAAACTGCTGCCTTAAGAATTCGTTCCAAATTTTCACACGAAATCGCTATTGCGCCGAGACTGAGTTGAAGTTCTTGCGCGGCGAGTGTTCACGGCCTCGAAGGCGAAGGAGGCGCGCCCATCCAGCGATCGAGCAGCGTCTCGATCCGGCTCGTGGAGCGCAAGACATTGCGCATGTCCGCCGCCAGTTCCACGGTCTTCTGTCGGTCCTCGGCTGCCGAGCGCCGGGCTTCCCTAGCCTCGACCTCTACCTTGTCGATACGCAGCTCGATTCGACCGATTGCCTCGGAAGCGCGGCTATCCGCATTGCTTGCATCCCTCCACCAGACGATGCCGGCGATCGTAAGCCCGATCGCAGCCGGAATAGCCGAGGCGACGAACCTGTCCCAGAATTTGCCGTCCTGATTAACTCGCAGGTTCATGCCCGCTTTCTCCCGAAGCCAATAGAAGGCGCGATTTCCTTCAGCGTGTGGCCGCCATTGAATACCGCAAGCCATGTCAGGGTGACGGAGCCCCATGCGCTGACAATGTCCGCCATCGGCAGCATGGGGACCACGTGCCCGCCTCCAAAAACGCCAGCGAACAGGATCACAGCCCATCCGCCGATGATGAGCCCTTGCCACGCCCCGCGCCAAAACTGCCAGGAGCCGAACCCCTTATCGATCTCCGCCGCCTGAGCATCGGTCACGCGCTGCGCCTCGATCTCCCAGAGCTTGATCAAGGCCGGCGCCTGCGCTTCGACCGTCGCGATGACGGCCGGAGCATCAGGCCGCGTCTGGGCCGCCGCCGTGACCGCTTCGGAAGTGGCGGGCACGCCGAACGCATCGGCCAAGCTTTCAATGGCCTTGCCCGCCAGCCCGCCGATTGCAGCGCCAACAGGGCCGCCGATTGCCGTCCCGATCAGGCCTCCGAGCATCGGCGCCCCCTGCTTCGCAAGCGTGCTCGCCAACGTCGAGAGAATGTCAGACATTGGCGGCCTCCTGCCGGAATGCAGTCGCTTCATCGCGACGGTTGCGGGATCGGATGACGAGGAAGGCGACGGCGCCGAGGACCACCACGGCCAAGATGGCGATGACGCCCCAGCTCGTCGCGCCGTCGGCCGCGACCGGCGAGACAGCCACGCTGGCGCTGCCAGTTCCGGCCGCAGTCGCATCGCGATTGGCCTTGCCCTCGGACCTGTCGGCCTCCAGCAGTAGCGTGACCTTTGCCGCCGATCCGGTGACGCCCATCCAGGCGAGCGCCATCGTCGTTGCCTTGGCGCGGATGTCAGCGACGCGGCGCGACCACCCCTTGCCGAAGGTCGACCACGTCCCGAGCCGCTTGAGGAAGCCGAGGCGGATATCGCAGAACTGCGCGACGAAGGCCCTGGCGTCGGCGCCGGCTTTCACCTGGGCAGCCCATCCTTTCCCGCGCGAGACACCCGAGTTTACGGACGCGTCGAACACACAGAGGTCGGCGCCGGGCAGGTATCGGCCGCAATTGGCCGCGTCCCAATAGTACTTGCGATAGATGGGCTCGACCGCCTTGAGGGTCAGAGCCTTGACCTCCGCCTTGCTTGCGGGGCGTCCAAGCCAGCCCGAAAGCGTGCCGATCGTGACGCCGAGGTTGGTTGCGCCGCCGGGGTCTTTGGGGTGGTCGACGTACCCGCCCTCATAGGCGAGCGTGATCGGAAGGCAGGCAGGGAATCGGTCGGTCATCGGCGCTGCCCCTCATGCGAGGGAACGGCCTTCCAAATGCCTTCGCCCATAGGTTGGGGCCGGGCGGCACATGCGGAGAGAAGCGCGAGCGCCAGCGCGCCCGTGAGGACAAATCGGATCATGGTCGGCTCCGGGTCAGACTAGGAGGATGAGGGCGCCCCAGAGCAGCCCGACGCCGATTTCGGCGAGGATGATCGGAGCGGTTGGGGAGAGCCGCCACGCGGCCTCATAGAGCGCGACGACAAGGGCAGCGAAGAACGGCGCGACCGCGCTCAGCCAGGGTTCCCCGCCGACAAATCCGACGAGCGCAAGACCGGGCAAGATCAGCACATGGCGCAGGAACAGCGCGAGGTGATCGGAGCCGCCCGAGACTGCACCAATTGCCCGCTCAAGTGCATCGATCGGCCGGAAGGGATCAATCGGCAATCGGCCCAGGTCGAACCAGCGGCCCCAGGCGAACAGCCCCCATAAAAGGTAGGTGACGGCCAGCGAGGCCGCGACCGGCCACGGCTGCACGAGCGCTGCGAGCAGGCCCACCGCGGGCGCGACGTACCAGAGCGGGCGGCCGTGCAGCCAAGCCGGCATCCAACGGTCATCGCCACGGACGCGGTTGCAGATCGGCCTCTATCGTCGCGTCAGCCTGGCTTGCCATTGAGGAGAATGGTTGGCGTCAACGCGACTGCGCCGGAGTGCTCCAACTGCGTCTTGTCGCCGTATTTCTTGGGCTGGAGCTTGCTCGCCATCCACTTGCGGGCGTCGACCCTCAAGCGTCGGTGCTCGATCATATCGCCCGTCGTCGTCTCAATGCCGTTCGGGCCGCTCTTGGATTTCGTGCCCTCTTCCGTCGTGTCAGCGATGTCTAGGATTTCATCGAACAGCGCATCGGCCTGAGCTTCGCGCGCGATCGCGTATTGGTCCCGAAAGGCCTCGTTGCTGACCAACCAGCGAAAGACCATCGACTTCGCCGGCATGTCGTCATCAGCGCAGATCGAGCGAAGGCTCTGCCCATCGGCAATGCGCTCGCAAATCGTGTCTGCCGTCTCCTGCGTGAACGTTGATCGCCGTCCTGTCATTGTTGAACCTGCCACCTCTTCAACTGTCGGCCACGTCGAAGCCCGGCATAGCGACCGGGCCGACAGGCCGCCTCGACATCGCGACAATCTTGAGGATCGCGGGTGGGCAGCCGGTCTTGTCAGCCTGCTCGGACCACCAGGCCACTGATCCCGTGGCTGCATCCTGCTTGTCGAATTTCGTGAGCTAAACGAGAGTCTGAACCGGTAATTCACGCCGTGCTATTAGGGACCACGGAATACGGGGGCTTGCATGGCGATTCGATGGACTAGGGAAGCCATGCGGCTTCGGGAATACCGACGCGGGCTAGTCAAACTGCGCGCCATCTATCATCAGGAAACGTTAGATACGATCAGCAAACTGGACGGGCGAGAGCGCCATGAAAAACTTGGCGAGCTTCACGGGCAACAAGCTTTCGAAGAACAGGAATACGTCGATCAAATTGACCAGATACACAGCGAACGTCTAACTCGCCGAGCTATGAGACTGCGCGTTCCACTTCCGACTGATCAAGACAACTGGTCGCGCTCGAATTGGAATGGTCGTTCTTCTCTGACCGACGCCGCATTCCATAACTTGCGGGGCGCGGTACGGAAGGAGGCGCTGGAGCAGCGGGCGTCTTGGGAATGGTGGCTAAAGACCCTCGGGACAGCTGTTACCGCTCTAACTGGGTTAGGCGGAGTTGTTATCGGCATCTTGGCCTTTATGTCGAAGTGACACTTATCGCCGCCGCCCAGTCTGGTCAGTTTCGCTGCAACCACGTCCCGGCACGAGTGAAGCCCTGCGACGCTTGGAAATCGGAGCCAATCTCCATCACGAAGAGAGCATCCTTACCGCCTAAAAATGGCTCAGTTCCGGCGTAACCGCCCTTTCCTGGCGATTCCAAAGCGGCAAGGATTTGGCCTGACGCCAGCTTCGACGAAATAAAATACCCAAAGGTGTCACCACCCAACGAACGGAACACTTGTTCCGGAGATCCTTGGCCCAACTGTGCGAGTTGGGCTTGCAGAGGCGGAACCACTTTTGCGAGGTTGTCGCGCGTCGTGTCGTAAACTCGTACGAGCACAAGAAAACGCTTCAGCTTGTCCATATGAGACCTGTCTGGGGTTGATTATGGCACAAGCCTACATTGCACGTTTTTCAACGCCGCAGGGCGCGAGGCGCTCAGCCCGCCGAAGCAAGGGCACCCAGACGCGTAAGCCGCAAATCATTTGTACTCATTCGGCGGCCAGAAGTCCAATATTCATCCGCACGGTTGTTTCGGCTCCGAACATACCCACAAGCAATTCCGCTTCCTGCCGCCCAAGAACCTCCCGCACCGTCGCGTGAAATCCCATGAATGGGCCGGACATGATCTTGACGGAGTCGTTGACGTCAACGGGCTTGCGCTTCTGCGGGGGTGGCGGCGGCGCGTTCTGGAAGGCCGCTATCGCCGCTATCTCATGTGGCTTGACCCGCGCCCAGGCAGGCCCATCCCGCACGACATCCACCACGCCGTCTATTTCGCGAATGGCGCCATCGGGGACGCCGGCCACGAACAAATACCGGGGATAAGTCGCGACGTCGTATACCACCTGTCGATGACGAGTCGTGCTGATGCGACGGAGCAGCGGCAGGAACGTGGTCCAACCGGCCTCCTCCAGCCCCTTGCGAACATGCTCCTCGCGGCGCGGCGCCGTGTAGACGAGATACCAGTCCAAACCGGTGTCCAGATCAGAAGAAACCGGGACGCGCGTTTCAACTATACCGAGGACCGGCGCCGACGCGACCTCCTCCCTCGATTGCTGCGACGCGAGCGCTGCGGCGCGGCGGGCGGCACGAGCACGAGCTACGCGGGAACGGCATTTTGATTTCTTCGCCCTGCTCATTTGCTCGGCGCACCCTCTATCTCGCGAAATGCCTTGGCTATGGCCGCTTTTACGAAAGGCCAGCCGTCACGTTCCCAGAAGATCGTGCCGCCCTGGCGCTCTCCCAGATGCGTGCTGATGGTAGGTGAGCCGAGCATACGGAGCTGCGCGCAAAGGGCGCTGGCGCGCTCCTCCGGTGTGGGGGACGTCGTCGTATTGCTGGTCATGCTGCTCTCCGGGCTTCGACGCCAAGTTTCGCAAGGATGGTCGTCGACACGGCACTGCCGGGCTCGCCGGGCGCCGGCCCCCATGCATGACTGGTCCAACTCGTCGGGTCATTCCGCCAGTTGGCGACCGGGATGCGCCAGCTCTCGACGTCGTCGGCGGCCGTTGCGCCGACAGTGCCGGGCGCGTCGAAGTGATCTTCCCAGCCGTCACGGTTCAACCACGTCGCCGAATGCGGGATGAACTCTGTCCCCTCTGCGCCACGCTTGGCCTCGGCGGCGGCAAACGCCTTGGCGCCCGCGATTATCCTTTCGGGATCTGCTCCGCCCTTGACCTTGGCATCGAAGCGCTTTTTCGCGTTGGCGCGGGGATCGACGCCCTTGCGCTTGGGATAAGCTGCCCGGAACCGCTCGAATGCGTCATCGCTTGCAGCCTTCGAAGGCTTTCCGATGGGCTGCTTTGCTTCTGTCGATTTCCCTGCCAAATCGGACGTATTATCTAATTCCTTGTTTTCCTTGTCTTCTACTTTGTATCGGTCGTGTATCGGAAGTGTATCGGCGGGCGTATCGCTAGGTGTATCGCCGGGCAGGCTCACGCGCTGATATTTGTCATAATTACAGATACTTATGACCAACACGCCTGTATCGCTTCGCGTATCGATCATCGTATCGGTTTTGAGACGCCCCAAAAATCGCTGAACCTTGCCCAGCTTCCACCCCCAGGCCTCCGAAATGAAGCGATAGGAGTGCGCGACCTGTCCGCGCCCGATCTCGATCGTGGCCGATCCGACGCGCTTGCGGTGAGGCTTCCAAGCGGCCTGAGACAACAGCCAGATCCACGCCTCGCGCAGCGAATACGGCCCCGGCTCGGCAAGCGTCGGGTGTTCCCAGATGCCGCGATCGACAGCGAAGACGCCTCGCTCACTCATGCCGCGTTTCCCATCATATCAACGACGATGGAGCGGGCCGGGTCGCACCACAGCGTGACGCGCCCTGTCGAGCCCTGCCGGGCCTTTTCGATACCGATCTCGACGAGGTTCTGAGTGCGCTGATATTCGTTCAGGGCCTCGCCATCGCGGTCGCGATATTTCTTGGAGTTGAGGATGTAATAGGCCTCACGATAGAGCATCAGGACGGCGTCTGCAGCCTCCTCGATCTCGCCGGAGGCGCGTAGGTCCGCAAGCGTCGGACGCTTCTCGTCGCGGCCCTCTGATGCGCGGTTGACCTGACAACCGAGGATGACGGCACAGCCGAGTTGCTTCGCCAGCACCTTTGCGCCGTTGGCAATCTCGCCCAGCTCATTGACGCGGTTGCCCTGATAGCGATTAGGAGGCTTCACGATTTGGCAATGGTCGATGACGACCAACCGGAGCCGCTTCCCCTCGCACTCCAGCCGTGCGGCTTCCCGGCGGCATGAGACCATCATGTCGGCGATGCTCAGGGCTGGCGTGTCGTCAATGAGCAGCGGCACGCCGTCAAACTGGTCGCGCTCCCATTCGATCATGTCGAGATCGGATTCGGCGACATGGCCGGCAAGGATATCGCCATAGGACGGCGACTTGCCGCCGATCCGCTCGGCGATGATCCGCGCGATGATTTCCGACGATGGCACCTCTAGGGAAAAGAATGCCACGCCGTGGCCGGCGCGACTGACCTTGCCGGCGATCGACGACGCCACCATCGTCTTGCCCATGCCCGTCCGGCCTGCCAGGACGATCAGGGAGCCCGGCGCAAGCCCTCGGCTGGGCAAGTGCCTGTCGAGTGTCACAAGGCCTGTGCCAGGGGGCCGCACGATATCGCCGGACATCATGCCCCGGACGTCGGTTGCCAAAGTCTTCGCGATACTTGCTGCCGTGCCCCGGCGCGTGCCCTTGCGGTCTAGCGTGACCTCCCGGACTTCATCGAGATGCGACAGGCTTTGCTCGACGAGCTGGATGGCGTCCATTGTCAGGGCGGTAGACCGGACGTTATCGCCCATGTCAGCGATCCGCCGAAGTGCCCAATTCGCCTTAATGTTGCGAGCGTATTGCCCAAAGACTGCCGGATGCGCCGCAATCCCCAAAAGCTGCGCCTGCGCCTCATAGAAGCTCACGCCAGCCCCGAACATCGTACCGATGCCCCCTTGCAGCACAGACCGCAGGTCGATGGCATCGCCGCGCATAGCCACGGCCCTGATGCGTTCCCAGAGAAGGCCAAGCCCTTCGTCGAGGAAATGCACGGCCTCAAGCCCGGCTGACAATGCCGGGCCTGCCTTGTCGGGTGTCATCAGAACGCCGCCGAGCAGTGCAGCTTCTAGTTCAGTCGTGCTCGCCGCCCATTCCGTCCGCTGTTCGCCGGACGCCGAGGCGGGAGGCATCAAGTGCGCCTCCGGTCTGAGAGGCGCGCGATGCCTCCCCCCATGGCAGGCTCGCGCCCTTCATACACGCGAAGCCAGCGGCCCCATGCCTTGCCGGCCGCCAGACCGTCCTGAATGGACAACGTCTCTTTGGCGCGGTTCTGCGCTGCGACGTATTCATTCCAAAGCCGGGTCACATGGTCGGGGACCGGCGCGTCCGCAATCTTCGTTACGGTTGCGATCATGGTGCGACGTCCTCGCGCGTGGCGCGTCCCGCACCTGCATGTGCGTGGGCGGGCGCGGAGGCCGATTTCTCGATATGGGCCGCTCGCGCGTCCGCCCATGAGCTGGCTTTGATTTTGCCACGGCTCAGTTTCTCAACCGCAGCGATGACGTCCGGGCGCGGCTGGCGCTCGCCCCGCTCGTATCGGCTCCATGTCCGCGCCGGGTTCAGCCCTGCGAGGCCGATGCACTTCGCGACATGCTCCTGAGAAAGACCAGCCTTGGTTCGCCATTCAATGGGAAGCATTTTCCGCTTTCGACCAAAAATAAACCAATCCGGCTATATCGACTTTCCCTGCGCGTCGCAAGTGAATATAGCCATTACGGCAGTTCCCCCCACAGTGGGATCGGCTAAAGCTGTCAGTTGCGTATCGGAGGGTTATTCAGTGGCAGATCAGCCAAACAGGGTCGGAGAAGTCCGCAAGAGGGCGAAGCTCAGTCAGCAGGATCTGGCCGAAAAGGTCGGCGCCCATTGGATCACGATATCCAAGCTGGAGCGCGGGAAGATGCAGCTTACGGGGGATTGGCTGCGCCGCCTGGCCGACGCGCTGGGGACCAGTATGGCGGACCTGCTGCCTAAACAGGAATCTCTGCGCCGAGAGGTAGTCGTTGAAGGTGAAATTATGTCTGACGGCACAGTATCCGTGCTGGACGGAGACATGCGGGATGCCGTGCTTTTGCCTGCGGACGGTCACGACGACCCGCATTCCTACTGGCTTATGTGCGAAGGCGATGCCCTTTATCCGTTTTTTGCGGAGCACGATATGATCCGCTTTGTATGGGTCGGCCCTGATGATTACGCCCTTGGCGTCGGGCGAATGTGCCACCTTCAGACCATGGAGGGGGAAAGTCTCGTGGGGTTTCTGGGTGATCTCACCGCAAAAGGCCTCACGCTCAGTACCCCTACCGGACGGCCACGCAAGGGACTGCGCGCTAAACAGCTTGGCATAGCGGTTGAAGCTAAATGGGCGGTTCCGTCGCTTACGACGGATATAGCCGATTAGGGTTAATTCGAGCTTGCGTGTCTAACCCGATCCGGCTATATGGTCTCACGGTTCACCCGGAGAGCAGCCATGTCGCAACCCGATGCCAATCCTCAGAACGTGAGAGCCCACCCGGGCCACGCTCCTATCGTCGCAGCTATGGGGCGGTGCCCGGCCTTCGAGAAGGCCCTCGCTGACGCCTATCGCAAGCTTGAATATTCTATCCCCAACCTTCGGTACGCGTCGATCCTGCTGGAGACGATGCGGGACGACGCGCTGGAAAATCCAGACATGGTCGCCGGCAACGACGATCTTCGCCGCTTCGATCTGACCAAAGACCAATGGGACGGTTTGATCTACGCGATCAGCCATGTTGGGGATCTCGCCCGCGACCTGGACAGGCTCTATTTTGCTGGCTTCGAGCAGGGGCAACATGCTTCGCGCCAGCAGGTGGCGTCATGAGCGCTTCAACTGCGCGCGACGAGCGCCCCAGCTTCTACATCCAGGCGGCCACTGACCCCATCCGCTGCACTGGCGCTTTCGTCGAGTACGCCGACGAAACGCTCTTAGTCGAACCAATCGAGAGCGTGACAGAAGACAACTTTCTCGCCGTTGTCGCCCTCGATCACGGTTTGCCACGCCTTGTTCGCTTGAAGAGCACGGGACGTGATGGGGACGGTCGGTTCACGCCCAAAGGCGACCCGAAAGAGGCCTTCACCATCAATGACGCGTTCACTTTTGAGCGCCGGGACTTCGGCAAGTTCGTTCACATTCTCGGCCGTGCGGTCGACCAGACTCGGAGCTTCCCAAAGCTAACGATCGGGGGGCGGTCATGAGCTTCTGGCGCTTTCCCCCTCCGCCATCCCAGCGCATCAGCGCCCGGCTTCCTGGAACTGTCTGTTCGTTCTGCGGCTCTGACGAAGACGTCGCCAGTCAGTTCTGGACCGGCCGGGTCATCAGCATCCAGCACCAGCGGAAAACCATCTGCGAAGCGTGCATCGAATATGCCGATGAATTGACGCAGTGCGCCCGACTGGCGCGCCACGCTCCCAAGGCAAAGCCCGGCCCGTTCCGCCGCATCCAGCGTCCTGCCATCGGGAGGGCGTTATGAGCGATGCGATTGCCGCGATCTTGGGCGATCCGCTCGCCAACCTTGTCCAGCGATACCGGGCTCCACGCCGCCTGGACCGCGAGAAAAACTCCGTCATCAAATTCACAGATCGAATTGGAGCGACCCAAGCCGGCGGACAATATAAACAGGGTCAGTTGCTCTGCGAATCAGTCCGCATGGCCATTCGCAGACGGCGGACACACGCGTCAGGTTTGCGTCCAAAGAAATGGCTGCGACTTAACCCGGCATTTTGTGAAGTCAGTATCGACGCGTGCGGCGTTCGACTTCGGCCATGCAGCGTACCGCCTCGAAATTATTGGCAAAAATGTCGCCCTGATAGGCCGGCTGGTCGATCAGGGCCGCCAGTTTCCAAGGGAGATTGATGATGCCGAGAGTGAAGCTAACCGAGGAAGAAAAAGTCGAGCGTGCTCGACAAAAACACCGGCTCTGGAGAGCGGCAAATCTTGAACGCGCACGCGCAACTAAGCGCGAATATATGGCGCGGCGCCGCGCCGAAAAGCCGGAGGAGGTTGCCGCTTCAAAGAAGAAGTGGGCGGCTGCCAATCCCGAGTACATTCGAGCGTCGTCGCGGAAGCAATATCATAAGCACCCGGAGAAAGCGGCGGCTCGTCGGCGGCGATGGCGGATAAGCAAATTTGGAATTAACCGGACCGACCAGCACAAGTTGATGGACAGATGTCATGCAGCAATCCCGCGCACTTTGCCGCGCGATGTTCGAGATGACGTCTTCAGCGCGTTGGTCGTCGCTGTGTATGAAGGGCGCTTTCCCAAGCGCGTTCAGCCGGAGCACGCCAAAACGATCATTTCGGAACACTACAAGCAGTTCTCCAAATTCGACACCGTCTCACTCGACGCGGTGGTGTGTGAAGGCGCTACGCGCGGCCAACTGATGGGCATCTACTGAGAATGGGCGTCGCCAAAATCGACCGCGCGAGTGTGCTTCCAGACACTCCCCTTCGCCTGTCGGTTGCGGCGGCGCTTGCCTTCCCCGATGGTTCGATGACTGAATCAGGCCTGCGGCGGGAACGACAGACCGGCCGCCTTGAAACCTGGCGGACGGCGGGTAAGGAGTACACCTCCCTTGCAGCCATCTCAGAAATGGTGAGCTTATGTCGCGCCCAACGAAAGGCCCCCGCCTCTATCTCCAGCCCGCGAGCCGGAGCAAGGCAGGCGTCCTCGACCCCGCAGTCTGGGTCATCCGCGATGGAGGGCGAAAATATCGCACTGGCTGCGGCCCTGATGAGATGTCAGCCGCAGAAGACGCGCTCCGCCGATATCTCGTCGAAAAGCACGATCCTGCCGCTGCGGCCAAGATCCAATCCGACGACCCGCTGATTGCCGACATCCTCGCGTTCTACCTAGATCAGCGCGCCGAGGAGCAGGCACGGCCTGCGGAAGTCCGAAATCGCGTCGCACGTCTGCTTGGTTGGTGGAAAACGAAGCGTTGCTCCGAGGTGCGCCCGAGCACATGTCGTGACTACGCCATAGAGCGCGGTAACGGCGCCGCCCGTCGAGAGCTTGAAGACCTCCGGGCAGCTCTCCGCCTCGCTTGGAAAGAGCGCATCCTCCCGAACCCGATCCCCGTTACGCTGCCGCCGCCAGGTGCGGCACGAGAGCGTTGGCTTACGAGATCAGAAGTTGCGCGATTGCTATGGGCCGCTTGGCGGCTGCGCGAAAAGCAGAAGCGTGGTCGCGGACATAACGGCGGACCGGCCCTTGAGACGGAGCGTTACACCGCGCGCCATGTTGCGCGCTTCATCCTTATTGGCCTGTACACTGGCACCCGCGCCGGGGCCGTTTGCGCCGCCGCTATCCGTCCAACGGTTGGGCATGCGTACGTCGATGTCGAGCGCGGCCTGTTCTACCGGCGCGCGAATGGTGTCCGCGAGACGAAGAAGCGCACCCCGCCGGTCGGCCTGGATAGCCGCCTCCTCGCTCACCTCCGCCGTTGGGAGGCCAAGGGTTTGTCCAAGAGCTTCGTGGTCGAGTGGAACGGCAAGCCGGTCGAGCGTGTCCACAAGGCATTCCGGGCTGTCAGGGACGCGGCCGGCCTCGGTCCTGACGTGACGCCCCATATCCTCCGCCACACGGCGGCCACCTGGGGCATGCAGAACGGCGCCGAACCCTACGCCCTTGCTGGCATGCTGGGCATGTCGCTTGAAATTCTTTTGGAGGTCTACGGGCATCATCACCCGACCCATAATCGGGCCGCCGCTGCTGCTGTCGCGATGAGGCCGAAGAGAGAACGCCGGACAGAAACGGACAGAAACGATGGAACCGAACAGGAACGATCGTTGCCGAAAGCCCAATGA